TCCTTCACCCCACGCGCCGATGAGGGTAGGAGAACACGAAACGCCAGCGTTGGAGAGCGCACGTGGCAATTCCGGCGCATACAGACCAGTTGGCCCATCTGGACCAACCTCTGCCTCGACGCCGCAAAACACCGCTGATTTTACGCAGTACTTCAACTTCATATTGAAGCCGAACCTCTCCCACGTCTTCACGATGTCTGCCTCGTGGTCCTGGAGCGGGGGTTTAGACGACAACAACGAGTCATCGCCTTCGAGCCCAAAATTTAACCACCGTTTATGACCCCAATTGTCAACGAACTCGCGGCGTTCGACGTCAAGTGCCTCCTCTGGCCGCAACAGTACAACACAGGTCCAACAGACGAAGTTCATCCACCAATTCAGGCAGGATGTTCCCCTGTGTCCTGACCTTCTGATGGCGTCGATTTTGACCCTGACCGTCTCGTACTTGCTCTTGTAGAACAACTTCAGTTGCGACTGCGTGTTGCACGCCTCATGGGCGTCAATCCACTTTTGGGGCGCAACCCCGAAGTCAACAAGAACCTGTCCGATGTGATAGATCACCGGGTTCTCTGTGCAGTCCCTGAGTTTGGCACTACAGCACGTGTCCCACGCGCTGCCGTCTCCCTCAACAACTTGCGCGCCCTTCTTCTTTAGCGCAGCAAGTATCTCATTGATAGCCTGCCTCTTTGGCCTGTGCTTGATGGACTTGGATTCCATAGCCTCAAACAACAGCTCCTCGAAGCACTTAATCACGATGAGCGCCATCAACTGGCCGCTGTCCCCGTCGGCTATGAGAAGCCGGGGTGCCTTACCAGGTGGCATCGGTTCCGCTTTTATGGCAGCCTTGCAATCAACGGTAGGGTCAGCCTTGCGAACAAGTTCAAGCAAGCTTCTCTCCAACCGAGAACTGGACCACTTGCCCGAGACGATGTCGCCCCAGCGCAAGTTCGTCGTGGCCCAGCCCTTAATCTTCGCAACGCTCCAAATTGCTCGTTTCCCATTGCCCATAGCTTGTTTGACGAGCTTCCCAATCCGCCGCCGATCTTGAGCGTTTATGTCGCACGGCCGTTGTTTCTGCGTAATGCGTTCATCAACAGCCGCTCGTATATTCGCTCCAGAGGTTGCGTGCACAATGACCTCCTTCGTAACTGGTCCGTGCAACACACCTCGCGGTTTCAATGGGCTCACATCACCCTCATCCCTTCCGATCACGGCTGGCCCAAACGTGGTCGGGTCATCAGCATGTGGCATCAGGTGGTCCGACGTCATATACGTCTGCACCTCGTAGTCTTCGGCAGTCTTGCCCTTGGTGCCGTTCATGCCCACAGGTGTGTGCTGCGCGCACACCCCGCAGACTTGGGCATAGGTCATAGACGTTGCCGGATCCTTGATGAGGTGCTTGTGCGTAAAAATTACGCCACACCCCGTGCACGGATGCCGGTGCTTGACCCTACTCCCCATGAGAGTTTGGTCATGTTCGTGGTCGAGATAAAACGGGATGACTTCCCCGTCTGCGACGGGCTCCGGGTCCTCAGGAGGGGGAGCTGGGGGAGGCGGGCCATCGTCTGGCCCGTCCTCTGGTGGTTCTGGTGGTGGTTGAGGGCCTCGTGGATCACCACCGGCGTCGCCGCCGGCGTCCTGAGGCTCTGGTGCTGGTGGATCAGGCGGTGCCAAAGCACCGGCAGCTGGGTTCACCCTGTCCAGCCGTGCTCTTTGGGAAGTTGGGAAGCATCCACAGCACGCATTGATCATATAGACCCACCTCGCGTACTGGTGTATGATTCCCCGTCTGAGAACACTGATTG